GACTACCATTGAGTATTTTACCCTTGTTTAAGAGAGGAAGCAATATGTTAACTAAAGCTGGTGCTGATTGGATGGTAGAATCTATTGGTGCGTTTGAAAAAGGCGAAAACCAGAAGTCTATCGCTGCAAGTCTAATTTACATATCCGAAACGCTTGAATTGATGAGAATGCTGTTAGATCCAGAAACACCTCAAGATGTTGAATTTCCCGGTGGAAAGGAGTTTCCGAAATCGTGATTGATTCCGATACCTTTTACGAAATGCTAGAGAATGTTCAGAGGGGAATAGACATTAAATTGGCTATGTCTGCATTCGGTGTTAACCGATCTGATCTTGAACCTTGGCATAAAGCAGAAATAAAAAAAGCTAAAGCACAGGCAACTATTGCTATGCAGGGTATAGTCCGTGATCACGGAGCAGAGGATTGGAGAGCATTGCAATGGCTTATCGAAATAAACAATAAGGACAAGGATGATGAAAAGCAACTCAGGGAAATCCTCAACAGACAAATTGCGAAAGAACTGGCTAAAGGCCTTATCGAGTCCAGCACTGGCGAAGCAGATTCAGGAGATTCGGGGGATTCGGGAACACAATCAGAAGAATCGGAAGACTATTCAGATCCCGAAGAATCCAAGGGAGTACTGCGACTTCCTCAAAATAAAATTAACAAACCAGCAGATGGAGATTTTTGAAGCTGTTGCAAACGGTGCTAGAAAAGTTCTAGTTCGATCCGCACATAACCAAGGTAAAACTTATTTGTGTGCGGTGATTGCCTCTTGGTTCCATGACCATTTTATCCCTTCTGAAGTATTGATTTCTGCTCCTGTCGCACAACAAATCCGTGACGGTGTATTCAAGGAACTCCGAAGAATCAGGATAGGTGACCCCAATTGGATGCCCAAAGCAAACCGTCTTGAAAAATCCGCCTCCCATTACATTCAAGGACTTACTGCTCAGAAGGCTGATGCGTTTCAAGGACGGCACTCCGCTGGCGGTTTGTGTATTCTGTTTGACGAAGCGTCAGGTATTGAGCCTACTTTCTGGGAACGAGCAGAATCTATGCTCTCTGCATCCAAGGAAAATTGTTTGTGGTTCTGCATATTTAACCCATATGACGCATCAAGCCCAGCGTACTTTGCTGAAAATAACCCAGATTGGAAAGTCTTTCACCTGTCAGCTTTAGACCACCCAAATGTTGCTTATAAACAGGATTTAATTGCAGGGGCAATTAACTATGAATATGTGGCGAACCGCATTAAAAACGAATGCAGAAGCCCACAGGATGGCGAGGAAGGTGAACCGGGATATTTTGAATTTGAAGGTAGAGGGTATATGGTTGAAGATCCTCTTTTCGATGTACAGGTTTTGGGGCGATATCCTACTAAAGCAATCAATTCAGTTTGGGGTGCGTTGGCACTCAAGCAGATCCTTGATCCTATTCCGTTCAATCCAAACTGGATACTTCAGATCGGTGCAGATCCCGCTCGATTTGGTGATGATAGATCGTGCCTAGTTGTTCGCCAAGGTTCATGTATACTCGATGCCAAAGAATTCAGGGGTATTTCGACTAAGGAGTTTGCTGAAAAGATAAAAGAATTCTGTGCCAAGTACGAGAATCCACAGCAATCACAATACAAGATTCCAGTGCTTATCGATGAGGGTGGTGTGGGTGGTGGTGTAGTAGATAATAAAGGTGACCATATGTTCTATGGTGTTAATTCATCAGGTGAAGCACCAAGATGGCGGGAATTTCCTAACATGAGATCCGCTCTCTGGTTCGAGGCAGCGGAGTTAGCTATAGATGGAAAAGTTTCTATTGCTAATTTACCGCTGCATATGAAAGAAAAGCTTATCGAAGAATTGCGAACACCGATATACATTGTAGATACAGTTGGACGCAGGGTTGTCGAATCTAAAGACATGATGAAAAGAAGGTTGAAGCACTCGCCAGATATTGCTGATGCATTCAACCTTGCACTCATGTCTATTCCTCGGATAGGGATTGAGAAGGTGATTGGTCGACTGTAGGTTCTGGTGCAATTACCATATACATCGTACCTGATCCAGATTTGTCTCTCGATTTCCTGATGGAAATTTCACCGCAGTCTTGGAGATACCTGATTGCATCGTCTACAGACTGGCCATTCTGAATAGACTTCCTGAGAAGCTTCTTGGCATTCACCAACTTGATTCCCATGATTCCCGGTTCAACTTCGTGAGATGAATTAGTTATAAGTTTGATGAGCTTATCTGTAATTTCACCAAACTTGGTATCAGATACCATGACAGTGTTAGCTGTCTGCCGTTTGTTTACCTCACGCACAAAGTTGAATCCAGCCTTGATTGCATCCAGACTCAATTCCTTGACCTTGATATTTCTGCTTAATTCCCACAGGCATGAAATCTTTAAGGCCATTTCTGGAAGTCTAGCACATGACGCTGCCTTTTCTTCGTCACCTTTCTTCTGATAATCAGAGTACATATCATCGTTCTTCCAAACTTGTTCTTGGAAATAATCCATTGCCTCCTCGGTAAATTGCAGGACTTTGCAATCATTTTCAATCTTGTTTAATGCCTCATTTCCCATGCCTGTAATTCCAACATCCTCTAGCTCCTTCTTTGCACCACCTGGAATCAGATCGGCATTCATTTGTAACAGGCTAAGTGCAGTGTCTATTAAGTATTCTGGGATTGGTTCGGATGAACACATTCCACGAACATTCATTCTTCCTCTAATTGATGCTTGAAGAATAAGAAGTCGATTGTAAAAACCTGATCTCAGCATCTTGGGAGACAAAGCTTTAAAATATTCTTCTGGAGTCGATGAAGTCATAATCGATAGAAATGGATAACGGATAAAATGCTCTTCACCCACATCACCAGCTTTTGCTCTTCTCTTAATAAAGTTACAGGTAAATAACTCCAGCATTGATGACATGATATCAGAAAATCGAATGTCTCCAGATTTAGCTTTTTCAAGGTCAAATGCACCTTCGTCTGCCATGAGAAATTTAGGCCCAAACATGACCTGTTCTTCAAGACCTTCACGACTACCGATCTTAGTCATAAGAAGGTCTGCATTATCAAGTTCCATACAAATTCTTGCATTAAGTTTTCGTGGAAAATCTTTGCCATTAGCGGTTAAACCAAGAATTACCATATATAAGTTAAGTTTTAGTTCTCCCGGCCCCATTACCGATCTTCCCACTAAAGCGGAAAACATTCCCAGTGCTGATGCTACAGCGATTCTCTTCTCTGGATAAAGTGCGTTTCTCATGCAGTAATCTACATAAGTGTCAATCCATCCCGGAAATGAAATCACTTCATCAGGAACAACATCCAAAAGTTTTTTTGAATGCCCATCCTTCTTGTTGTTTACTGCTGACTCGAATGAATCCCATCTTGATTCATCAACAATTTCTGCTTCCATATCGCTGTTGTATCTGTCAAAAACAGTTTTATAAAACACCTTCCATTCTCGACTATTGGCAACCCAACCTCTAGATGCACAATACACATAATCCTTGGTTAATGGTGTATTGCAGGGCAATCTCCAGTCTAATGGGGAAAAGCTCCAGTAACGATCCATGCCACCACCCTTGCAACCTGCAATTGCATTTGGGGTGTTCATGTCTGATGAATCAGGATGCCAGCAAACGAAATAGTCTGGCTTGATTTCCAGAACCTTGTAACTATCAGGCAAAACCTCCGTCCATGAAGTTTCCGCTCTCCACTGATCTAGTGCTGATCGCTTATCGGTTTCGTATTTGTAAATTGGTTCTGGATTAGCCGTGTTAAATTTCTTTACTGCCTTCTCGTCATATGACGCTGAAAAAGACATAAGGAAGTCATGTTCAAGAGCGGTAATTGTAGGTATGGTTTCTACTGATCCGTAAAGCAATTTGTATGCCTTGATCGTGCCGTCAATCTTAGAAATGGCTTTTGAAAAAAAACCAACTACATACCCACCAGCACCCCTAGTTTCAATAAGTGGTGGTGCAGCATTCTTAGTTGAACCTCGTAGCCGTGCTGCTGCAATCCATGCCTTGGATTTCTCTGGAGACATAATGGCAAGGTCTTTGCATTTTGATTTACCAAGAGGAAGGTAATAAAAAATATGAAGCCCATCTGATGGTGTTTCTTCAACGCAACCCTTGAGTTTTTCTGCCAATGGCTGATTAGCTGCCTCAAGGTCATATAAGAATACCTTGGCTAAATCCGCACAGTCAATATCTAGGCATTCAAGATCACGATCCTGACCGGGAACTGGGCCACAGTTAATAGCTATTCCAGCCACATTCTCCTGTGAAAAATCAATTTCAATTTCTGCTGTGCTAACCAGCCTTGACCTTAATTCAACAATCCTGTTGTGTTTTCTAGATACAGGTGATTTATCTACTTTAGTAGAAAAAACAGATAGCCCATTGCTGCGTATCTTTAACGCTTCTTTTTTAATGTCTTCCATAGTATTCCCTTTAATTGTTTAGAAGTAGAAGTTAGAATAAAATAGCCAAGTTTGCTTCCCTTGGCAATACTGGGGGCATGGTTCACCTTTCGCCATGCCCTTGGTTATTATCGTTGATTGTTTCTTGAGCTTCTTCATCAAAACTGTAATCGTCTATAATATAAAAGCCCTTCTCGTTTTTATGACATTTAATTCTTGTTGGAGAAGGTATCTGGTTAAGCCATTCCTGAGATTGAATTCCATATCGATGGATGTTCCAGTGGTTATCAGGTATATCTTTAACACCTATTTTTCTTAGCCATTTGCACAGGTTAAACTCCATCCCTGCTTTTAAAGAATGAAAGCATTTTATCACATCACCTTCATCTAATTGGTGTACCTCCATGATGCATGGATCAGCGTCAGGGTGCTTCCTGTAGATGCTGTATACGCTTGAATCAACATTGAAAGTCCTTGGTTTACTCATGGCGGTGATTGGCCCATTGGTTTGCTCACCGCTTAATGATTTTGGAAGAGGTTTAGGTTCCATAAGCCTTGGAGTGAACATCCCGCAATTAGGA